CCCAGCTGCCGGTGCCGCTATTGGTACTGCAGCAGTTGGAGCAGCAACTTCGGCTGTTGTAAATGCAATAGGTAAAAAATGTACTATACAAAAGACTATAGCTAATGATTTAGGAACTCTGAATGCTAGTACTATTCATGATGAAAGACCAGCTTTCGTTGTTGGGCTTAGGACTAATGATGTTGAAACAACTGAAAATGAGACTAGTGGTTTAATGGAAACTACTCAAGATATCACTAAAATGAGGTCTAGGGTAGCGACATTAAATTGGAAGAGTACTGACGCGGCTGGAACTCTTTTGATGGCAAATCAAAAGATACATCCAGCTATGAAGTATTCTACTACTAGTCCCTCTTTAGATACAGATAGTCCTAGATTATGTATGAGTAATCTGGCATTTACGAGTCAATTCTTTAGGTTACATAGGGGTTCAATAGATTTAGAAGTAGAAGTAGTGGGAAATTCAATGACTAGGGGTACTTTAGCAGTAGTGGTAACACCACCTAATGCAGCAGATATTGCAGCTGCAAATGTAATAGAAAATCTAGGAAATTATGCTGTAACAAATTTTAATTTACAATCAACTAGGAGATTAAAAGTAAATATCCCATTTAATTCTAAATATCAATGGAATAGGTGTCCAAGAATTCATCCAGGCACAGGTGTTGGGTGGAAAACTGAAGTTTATGAATTTTACGGTCATTTTAATATTATAGTAGTTAATCCTTTAAGAATAGCTTCCATTTCCTCAGTAAATAACGTTGACATTAATCTTTATATCTCCTCCCAAGACATGGAATTTTATAGTGCTATAGAGCGATCAGATTTGGCTTTTACTAACTATTGGTACAATAATAGGGAAGATCCTTTGCCAAATAAGAGTTTGGAAGTTGAGGAACAGGGTCTTTCTGATAAAGCTACTGCTTCAGTGGATATATTGGGAAGTACTGCTGGTTTGAAAGGACCATCTTTTAACCATCAAGATCATTCAGATTTGATCGCTTTGACCACTCAAAGATCTCCATATGATTCAATTCCTTTAAGGACTCAGTATACTAAAATTATCCTTCCCCTTCCTTTTGCCTATTTAAAGAAATATAGTACTTTGGATCCTGATAATAAGGCTTGTTATATAGATAGTACATTTATGGGTGCTTTGATGCAATGTTTTGCTTGGTATAAAGGTAACATCAATCTAACAATAATGAATCCCCAGGCTTCTGGCACTTCTATGACAGTTGCTTTGAGGGCTAGTTATGAGATTTTAAGTGATACTCCAAGAAACCTCTTAGTGTACGAAAGTACTTTTACTGAGTTTTCTTCGATGACAGAGTCGGATAATGCTATCATTCAAAACTTTTCATTAAATCAAACTAATACTTTTACATTTCCATGGTATAATAACAAAAATTGTCTTCCTTCCCAATTAGCTTATAATAATTTAAGCAATGGAGATGGTACTTTAGATCATCCCCCTCCTACTTATTTTCCATATTGTCAAGTGACAATGATTGTTAAAACAGATCCTTTAATTCGAAATCTTCCTTATTTAATTTTAGCTCAATCAGCTGGTCCAGGTTTTACACTTAATGATTTTATAGGGTGTCCTTCAGTTTATTATGGTAAAGATTATAATATTCCTTTCCTTTCAAGCTCTGAACAAAGATCGGGTCCTAGAGATAATATAATTCCAAATCCCAATCCAATTAAAATATGTGATAACATAAAATTTTCTCCTTGTAGGGACTTTCCTCTAAGACTTAGGATAGTAGATGATATAGATGGAGAAGAGGTCAATCAAGAACAGGGTCTTTTTGGCATAGGGGAAGAAGCAACTGATATGATTAAGCAAGTAGGTAGTAAAATAGAAGATACAGCTTCTAGAGCCAATTTAACTTTAAGTAATTTAAGTGATACAAGTACTAATTTGACAAGTGCTATTAATAATTTTGAACCTAAATTGATTAGCTTAAGTGAGAATATTTCTAATTTGGTAAATGGTGAATTATCTTCAACTTTAGAGAACGTTAACGAAACTTTGAAAGGGGTTAAAGAAAGTACTGAGAGAATATCAGAGGATTTTAGAGGTACAACTGAGACTGCTAATAAGGCTATTGATGATCTGGGGACTAGGTTAAGTGAAATTATAGACTTGGTTAAAAGAAGAATATCACCTAAGAAAGAAAATGAAAGTTTAAGTGGGGTTGTTACTGAAGAAAAAGAAAAAGCAATAATGGCTAGTTTAATTAAATGTGGGTACCAAAAGAGTATTATTCCATTTTTAGATCAATTATTTTGTGAACTTTTTGAGGTAGCAGCTAGTTATATTCCTAAGCAAGGCTGGCAATGGGCTTGGATTTTTAGTATCTTGTCTCCTTTGACTCATAAATATTTCCCTCAAACAAATTTTAATCATAGGGTTTTATCTGAAGTTATTCACAGAGGTATGGGTAAAATAGTTGATCAAGTTATGCAAGAACAGGGTAGTTTTCAATTTGATAAAGATATTAGTGGGGGCATTTCAATTATTTTGGCTAGTATTTTTACTATTATAATGTCAGTATCACTCAAGTGGGCTAGGGGTGAAGCAATGAGAAATTTTTTGACTATTAAAGATATTTTCGCTTTTACAGGTGGTATTTTAACTTTAGGTAAGGTGTTAGATACTATGATTACGGCTTTCCACAAGATATATAAAACTTTTATTAATCCTGATTTAGATTTAGAAGCAGAGTGGTTTAAGAGAAATTCTGAAACATGTGGGGATATGATGCATGTTTATTTAAAGTATAAAGATTTATCATTTAATAGCATTCTGAGTAGGCCTGTTGCAATATTAGAAATTTTGGCTTTAAGGGACTTTAGTGATACATTTTTAAAGCAAACTCCTTTTATAATTAAGAATAAGTTCAAGGTAGCAGAATTAGGTAAAGCAGCAAGTACTTTATTGGCAATGGCTTCTTACATTAAAGAAAATAGAGAGGGGTTACCCAGACCATCTCCAGTATCTCTGTTATTCCATGGTTCCACAGGTATAGGTAAGACATATTTGATGCAGGCAGTCATTCCAAAGGTTCTTTCTAAAAGATTGGGTAAGAGAATTTCGACCTACAATAAAAATCCAGAATCTCAATACTGGGATAGTTATGATTACCAAGATGTTGTCATATTTGATGACATAGGGGCAAAACAAAATCAAGAAGATTTGAAAGATATTTTACTTTTAGACGGTAACAATCCTTTAGGTTTAAATATGGCAAGTATAAATGATAAGGGTAAGATGTTCATTTCTCCTTTTTTATTTTACACAACTAATTCCTTACATATTCAAAGTTCTAAACAATATACTAATAGAGAAGCAGTAGATCGTAGGTTATATAAGAACGCTTATACAGTAACTTTAAGAAAAGATTTTGAAAAACCAGATGGGACTATAGATAAACATAAAATTGAGGGTAAGACACCAGATCAAGTTTACCAATTTACTAAAATAGAGAGAGTTAGGAAACACGGAGGCGAGTTAGAACCTGAGCAAACAAGGTTGTGCAATTTTAAACAAATTCTTAATGAAATAGTTTACCAATATTATGATAATTTGAGAACAACTCCTAAAGTGCACGAATCTTTGGTTGGTGAGTGGAATGGTAAATATAAGGGTATGGATTTGACAGAATTATTGAATGATGGAGAGACTTATACTGAACAGGGGGGTTTTACTGACTACTTAAAAGATGTTTTTACTAAGAGAAGTGTTCCAGGGTGCAGAGATGGTAGTATGAATCAGAATTTTAGGAACGGGGATCAAAGAGCTAATGCTGCTTTTGCTAAGAAATTTAATGAGAGTAGTATTTATTTTGCTAAAATGTATGCAGCATGGGGTTGTAAAGAACTTTATTATGATACTATAAATAATTGTATGGTAGATTTAACGGTAAATAAGTATTTTGAGTTGGGTCTGGAAAGATTAGAAGATAGAGTAACTAATTTGATTATGTATGCCTCTTCAAGTACTGATATAGATAAATATGATTCAGATTTCTTCAAATTTATTGTAAGGGCTACTGGGCTATTTCCTGATATGACGTATGCCAGAGATTTGTGGGATAGTTCCAATACGGGTTATAGTTGGATTGTAAAATGGGCCGAAATAGGTGAGGAGATGCACGATTTAACTGGCGATTATGGGGGAGCAACTTTTGCTGAGAAGTTTAGGTCAAATTTTAAAAGAGGTGTTAGAGGTCTTAGTGTGATTTGGGGTGATGTAAATGAGTTGATTCATGATACTTTAAATTATCAAAATGATTTCATATTCAAGCTTTCTGGGTATTTGAACTATATTAATTTGGTCCTTATTATGATTTGCGCTATTCAACTTTCAACAATTTTTGTGGGTGATTTAAGCTATATTAAAGAAAATATTAAACAAATGATGGGTTTTGATAGGGATCCAAATCAGACATGGATGTTTGAGAGTAAGTTACAACGTAGGAGAAATCATCTTAAATTATGTGCGGAGCAAGATATAGAAAAGAGAGGTAATATTAGGCCAGAGGTTGCTAAGGCTATTAAAAATTATGATTATGAATATGAAGATAAGCTAGGTCTTAGGTATGATAGGTACTTTCCATCTGAAGAAGAAGGTAAAATGTACGCACCAGATGCAAGAGATGGAACAGCTAGGGTAAGAAAGGGTGTAAAATTTATACCAGAGAAGGTTAAGCCTAGGCATAATTATTCAATGGAACAAAATTCAAACGATATCCATTCTAAGGTTGCAAATAATTTAGGTAAAATTACTAATACCAGGACTCAAAATACTCTTTATGTTCTAGTGGTGGAAGGCAGCATCATTTTAATTCCAAATCACTTCTTCAGAACATCTTTAGAAGGAGATATATGTCAAATTGAATTTCCCCAAAGGAAATTGAAATTTGATTTTTCAGTTAATTTTGATAATTTACTACCAATAAAAATGACTGAAAATTTGGGAGATGGAATCTGGAGTGATCCAACTGATCATGATGTTGCTTTTTACTCTCTGGGATTTTCTTTGAGTGGTTTTAAGTCCTTAAGGAAAAATTTTATTAAACACGAACATATTGATAGGGTTAATTTACAACCGGGATCTAGGATAACAATTTCAAAAGAAAATGGGTATGGGATGGTTCAAACAGTAAATAAGTGGAATATTGCCAGTGCATTTGTACAGATAACTTTAGCAGATGGTACAGAGAGAATGGTCAATTATAGTGATAGGGTTTGTGCAAGTATCGCAGGAGAGGTTGGAATGTGTGGCGCACCGTATCTTGTCAAAAATACTGTTTATTTTGGTGATACTAGTGTTATTATGGCAATCCATCAATTTGGCACTAAATCTAATAGTGGAGGAGGATTTGTCACTCAAGACATGATTCAATATGCTATTGATTATTTTAAACCAATTACCAGATTAAATGAGAATGTTGATAATGATATTACGGTAATGCGAGAACAGAATGGTTATTTTAAGAATGAAGATACTATGCACTATACGGGTATTAGGAAGGCTAAGGAACATGAAACTTGTTTTAATTTTGGTAAGTCAGTGATTAAGAAGAGTCCTTTATTTGGGTTGTTTCCTCAAACACATGAAAATTCAGTATTAGATTCCTTTGATAGAAGATTGGCAGATCCTAAAAATTTTGATTATCAAATGATTAATAAAACTAATAAACCATTTGAAGCCAAATTCCCTTTAACTAAAGAGATTGTAAGTAAGGTTAAAAAATTCTTAGTTGATACTTGGTTAGATTGTACACCAATTAGAAAGGTGGGAGTTTTGCCTATCTATGATGTGGTAAACGGTTTTGACTCTGGTAGTTCGACAACTTGGACTAGAGAAACTGGCTTGCTTATGAACAAGAGTGCAGGTCCCGTTTACAACAAAGTGGGTAAAGGTAAATTTCCATTCTTTGATGAAGAGATTTTGGATGAGAGTCATTTTACAATTTCTGAATTGGCGAATGATCCTTGTCTCGAACCTCGACCAGGATTAAAGGTGTATACTCCGAAGTCAACTTTGATGGACCGCATTGATTATCGTTTGGACCTAGCTCTGAAGGGGTTGGTTCCGGATGATTCTTTTTGTGGTGATTCAGTTAAGGATGAATTAAGAAAACTTTCTAAGGTAGTTAGTGGGAGTAGTAGGATTATCAACTTTTTCCAATTAGATTATATGATTTTATTCGCTCAATATTTTGGTTCTTTTAGACTTTTATATTCAGATCCTCAAAATGCAGGTCCTAGACTTTTTTCCGCTTTAGCTTGTGATGATACTCAATTATTTCCAATTTTAGGCTTAGAATTAGAAAAATGTAAGAGGGTTTTTGGTATAGATTATACAGCTTATGATAGTTCAATTCCTCCTATTCTTCATGAAATTATGGTAGATGCAATTAATGATTGGTATACTAAACATGGTGCCACTGAAGAAGAAAATAATGTGAGACGTGCTTTATGGTGGGAATGTGTGCATACTCAACATATCTATAAGGATGTGGTGTACACAGACCATCATGGACTTCCATCTGGCGTACCTTGTGGCATGACAACTATATCAAACATTATCGTGAATACTATCCTTTTTTCCTTAACTTGTATTAGGTTAGAAATTCCTCTAGATTGTTTAGGTACAGATATTTTAGCAGTTTTTATGGGTGATGATAATCTTTGTGGGGTTAAGTATAATTCAAATGAACGTTATAATAGATTAACAGATAGGTTTAATAGGATAGAGGTAGCTAAAACAGCTGCACTTTTTGGTATGAAGGCAACAATGCCTGATAAATCTCCAAATCTTACTCCGGAAGACAAATTTGAAGAGATAACTTTCCTCAAAAGTTATTTTGTAAATAATGTAAATCCAAATCATTACGTCCCGGGAATAGATAAGGAGACTATTCAGAATTTGTTGACTTTTTATAAACCGAAAGGTCAGGCAGAAGTTGATTTCCATCAATTTTCAATAAATATACAAGAGGCACTAAGATTCGCCTCCTTATGGGGTCATGAGTATTATGATCATTTATGTGAGTTATTAAAAGGGAGCTCAGTTATAAAAGATTATTATACGAAAGACGAAATCAAGCTTTTGATTCCGCCCCACAGCCGCGTATACCAAATGGTTATAGGCTAGTGGAACATGATCTCATAATCGTTAATATGCTTAGGCGTTATGTG